TAACGCGTCATTCCGCTTTTTTGTAATATCTTCAAATCTTTCTTGAATTCGTTTTTTAGGCTTTGTTTCTTTTTCAGGTTCCTTTGTTTCATCTGTTGCGGCCTCTTTTTGCTCGTTTGGTTCACTCGCGTCCTGAGATTTGACCGGCTCCGATTCTTCGGCCTCAGTCTGATCCTGAACCGCTAAACCTAAACGCTGCGCACAAAAGTCGGCAGAGTTTTCACTAGTTACTACGTTTGCTGCTTGCTGCTCGCTCATGGATTTCTCCAGGGATTTGACCCGCTGAACCCAGCGGTAGGGTTATTGCTGCGTTAAAGGGTTCGCACCTTGTGAAATGTCGGCAACGGCATATTGACCTGATGCCTGTTGCTCCAAGTTCCTGCGGTCGATCTCTTCTTCTAATCTCCGCGTATCCATTTTGTGCAGAAGTAGTTGAACAATCGCTTCAATCTCGGTTTTGTTCTGGCTAGTAATAGACCGAGTGTTCTGGTCGTTTACCCTGACTTCTGCCATCGTTTCCGTGTTGTGCGCTTTTGCGGTCTGGCGCATCATTTCACGCTTGGTTTCTTCGGTTTCTTGAATCTGTTTAACGCTTGCTCCGTACTTCAGATCAGCACCCATTGCGGCAATCTGCTGCTGGAGCTTTTCAATTTCCTGCTTGCTCTGGGCAAGCTGCATCTGCACTTGCGGGGGAATTGGGGACTTATCGTCAATCTGAGCCAGCGGATTAGCGGCGGCAAGACGATCTGCAATGACATCCGCACCGGGGAAATCCATGTTGCGGAATACCAAATCGCCAGCGATCTGGAACAGGTCAGGCTTTGCAGCCAAAAGCGGCATCATGGCTTCGACCGCCTGAATGCGTTTGGAGTTATATCCTGGCCCCGTGTCCATCACCACATCGTATTCGCCTACCGTCACATCGTTCAGAATCTGGCTCACGCCTTGCTCGTCCTGAACCTGCTGGTTAAGCGTAACCAGATCCGCTTTGCCATCATTCCCAATGATCCGCATGACGCGTTCGCTGTTGTAAATCTTGGGGATCAGATCGAGCAGAATTTTTCCCGTCTGACGCATGGATCGGGTCAGATTGTCGTAAAAGTGATAGTTAGACAGGTCAACTTGCTGTTGCTGACCGTTCAATGCCTTTCCGCTCATGTTTCCAGTAGGCATCTGGGACGGGTCAAATATGCCCAAAACTGCCTGCAAATCGTCCGAAATAGCGGCCGCAGCAGTCATTATGCCAGCAGGAGGAGGTTCAGGCTGAAGGCGTGTCGGAGCGGGTGCTATGCGCCCATCAATGTCGGTCTGCTTGTATCTCAGAACCGGATTCGACTTGATGTTAGCCTGCGACCACTCGTTTTCGTGTCCTTCATCTTGACCTTCAGCCAGCAACCACTTAGCTTTCGGAGCAAGCGCAACCGATTCGGTCATGCTGGTGCGCCAAAAGTTGTACATCATCTGAGGGTCTTTGGCGTATCTCACCAACCCATACTTCTTGCGCTTATCGTCAACGATGTATTGCACACCATAGACGGGAACAACAGGGATATAACGTCCCGGCCATGTGCGCTCTTCAAGAACCTGCATCGCGGTCAATTTGCACCACTTAATTATTTTCTTGTAGCTTTCGCGCTCTTCAACAATGGTAATGCCAGCAACTGCCATCTCTTCAGGACTGGGCAATTCGTCCTTGAATGTTGAAGTGCCATCAGACAACATAACGAGCTTGGCTTTGACCCGCTCGGTATAGAAGAATTCGGCAATCCTGATATCTTCCCGACTCACCCATTCAGCCCAGGAATCGCCAGTTGCGGTAGCGCGGAACTGCCCACCGTCATCAGCGTCAGGATATTGGGTTTTGAATACCGCCTTGGGGATCATTGTCGTAATCAAGCACCGTTCAGCGTCCGATCCGTCCGGCAGCTTGCTGTCGGGGTCAAAATAGACGGCAAACGGGTTGTCTATCTGGTCTATGTAAATTTCCTGATCGAAACTGTCTTCCCGCGTGAACTTGGTAACAACCCGCCAGTAACCCCAACCCATGCGAACCGCATAATCAAAGGCAGTATCATAGGCAGTATCAGCGTTGGAGTTGATTTCAATATGCCGCGTCATTCCTTCAAGGATTTCGGCAACCTTGGCATCGGCCTGCGTATTCGTAGGATGAACCTTGATGCGCGGTCGCTGCTGGCGTTGTGAGTTTGTGACCTGCCGGATGTACGCATCGAGCTTGTTGATGGTCAGGCAGGGTCTAGACTCCAGATTGCGGCTATTCTGGGTTTCTACCGGCCATTGATCACCGGCAGCAAACTTCAGGTCTTCCAGTGCTTCACTGCGGTTCGTGCTGTCGGCAGTTGATACCAGACGCAGAAACTCCACCGCCTCGCTAATCCTACCGTCGAAATCATCTGCGTCTTGATAGGCCATTTAGTTCATCCATGAATTCATTGCGTAGGCTTGTTCAATGCGCTTGGGTTTAGCGCGGCGCGGTTCATTGACCATCAACCCAATGTAGCGGAAAGCGTCCGCTCCGTGGCTGTAATGGTCATGCAGGGGTTGTTTGCTGAAGTTTCCGGTATCGTCCACCTCATAACGATAATGCCGCAGGCAGGTAATGCCATCGGCTGCGTTCTCGCGGTCAAACCAGCAGTTTGGGAAAGTAGTCCTGGCAGCGTTGATGCTATCAACCACCGGCACTCTAGGGATGATCCGCGTTTTATAGCCAGCATTACGCACGATCTCCTCAATGCTCATTCCAGCAGCGGCTAGGGTTTTGTTCTCGGCATCGTGCGGTAGCCACAAAGTATCAAAAACATAGCCAAACGTCTGCATTTTGGCGAGGTAATGCGACATGGTTTTCTGCGAGTCTTCAAAGTACCGGATCAGGCGTGTTTCCATGCCAATAAACTGAAGGACCCACACCGCTGTTGAATCTGACCATCCCAAGTCAAAAATGGCATGGCAGGGCTTGCTGGGATCGTAAGGTACGCGTGTAATACGCCCCTCAAGCTCCGCAGACTGCATCTCGCTGGCAAATATCGCCCCGTCCACTGTTTGACGGCAGATTCCCTCCCAAACGGTATTGTAGGACTGCGTGTCGCGGTCTTTGAGTGCATCCTTTTCCAGACGCAGCACTTCGGGAAACCACGGGTTATCCGACCAGTTGACCTTAACGGATACGCAATCATTGGGCGGGGCAATGACAAAACGCTGATAAGTCTCGTCAGTTTCAAGCTCTGGGTTAAAACTTACCCATATTTCTGACTTGTCCTTGCGGATCGTTGGTATCAGCACATTCCAACTCATGCGGCTCACCGTTTGAGCTTCTTCAACCCAGCAGATGTCTACACCTTCAAATGATTTGATATTGCTGATGTTGTTCTTCAGACCGGCAAACGCTATTTCTGTCCCGTTCTTCCCACGAATGCTGGCTTGCGTGATCTCGTAGAACGAAAGCAGTCCTAAAGCCTCGATCTGGTCGCATAGCAGCTTGTGTACCGAATCCTTAATACTGGTCTGAAACTCACGCGCACACAAGACTCTAAGCGGGTTCTGCGCTCCTAAGATCAATATGGCACGGGCAATGCCCCAAGACTTAGCACCTCCCCTGCCGCCCCAGCAACATTTGTAACGGGCAGGCTTAAAAAGAAACCCCAGCTTTTCGGGGAATTCTGCTTTGGCTATAAGCGGCTTTTTCATTCAGGCTTCACAAACGAGACTTGAATGCCAGATAGCAGTTGTTCACCATCCTTGCCGGTCAACTCTTGCTTAACAGTTTCCGACCACCGCATCTGAGCCTTAGTCCACCAGATCATTGCCGTGGTATCGCCACCTTGCGCCTTGTTGAACAGGGTATCGGCTATCTGCGCGGAAGCAGTAGCCTTGCCCATCTGCAAATCAGTATCGTAATACTTGCGGAGCGTCACATCAGAGATGCCAATCAAAGCACCTATCTGCTCATGAGGCAAACCGAGTCCTGCCATCTCACGGGCTTTAGCGCGAGTTTCTTGGGTCGGTTTGTGTGCTCTATTCACCATTTTCTTTTATTAGGGCAACTTTGCTCTATTCCCTCTGCAATATTTTAAGAATGTTTTCATTGCCAGGAAACACAACAAAATTGCGGGTTCCTGTTCCTGCCCCGCGTGAGCCTTGGTCTAGGTAGCGGATGCCGGGAATGCCGATAGATTTAAGTATTTCTGACGGGCGTTCTCGCCCACCAAATGCTTTGTGCATTGCCTCATGTAAATCGCCGCCCGTTTGGGACTCTGGAACGACGTTGTAAAGTTCATTTTGTTTTAGTGCCGCCTGCACATCAGGATGTTGCTGACTCAGCGGCTTGTCCCAATCCAGCATTCTTTCAATGTGTTTGTCGGGTAGGTCTACGGTGTAAAGGTTGTTCGCACGGGCGTTCTTTACGCCCATTGCTTCTATCTCTTTTGCTATATCTGCAAGAGGCCCACCGCTTCGCTTGTAATACGACAGGGTCTCCGCTGGGTCTGATACCTTGCGAAGCTCGTCCAGCATCCCATACGAAGTTCCGCCGCTGTTCATTTCCCACTTCCGCAGCAAGTCTTTCGGAAGTTCATGCACAGCCTTGCCACCAATCATCGGTTCCGCAACGAACCCTGATTTCCCGGCCATATAAGTTGACGCAACGGCAGGACTCTCGGCCAAATAATGACCATATCCGTATGCTTGCGCTCCCTCTCCGGTTCCAATCTTAGTCGCGTCAAACTCTCCCAATGGATTGCGCGCAGTTGGTGCAAACTTGTGTGGCGAACCTTGATAAACGTCTAGCGGTATCAATCCACCTATTTTGTTCATGTATCTTTCCGCTGCCATTCCAGCAGTCGGGGCTAAAGTTCTGCCTGCCGCCATTGCACCTTTAGCGGCAACCCCTGCAAATGGAATTGCAGTTAATGCTATATCACTAAAAATTCCAAGAGCTTCAGCATCATCTTGTGCTTTTTTCCAAGCTGCATAACGCGGGTCCATTACCGATTCAGGAGGAATCATGTTAGCCAAATAATTCCGGCCTTGTGCGGCAAGGTTTGGATTCATTCGTGCTGGATACATGATTTCAGGCAATGTTGGCATTTACTTCTTATTTCGCTTGGAAATTGCCGCCGCTTTGCTTTTTGCGTCTGCTTTTGAGCTTGCGCCCCATGCGTTAAGACTAAGCAGTAACCGTGTCGGCTTTCCGTCAGGTTTATGCTCTGGGCCTGCCATATTGCCCATCCTGGCAAGAAAAGAGGCTCGGCGGGGATTATCACCAGCCTTGACGGGTGGTTTAAGCGTCCCGCCGGTTTCGGCATGATAGCTTGCTCTCCCTTTGGCGTTTAGACCGCCAGCGGGGTTTTTCCCGGCCTTCTTAGTCCACGCTGCCGTCATTGGTTTCTTCCTTGTCTACTTGTGAAACCCAGTATCCGCAGTCCTGAATTGCGCCAATGACTGCACTCAATTCTGAGCGCAGTTCCTGTTCGCGTTTAACAAGTTCAGAAATGCGGCTGTTAATGCTTTCTTTAGTGATAATCATGCAGCAATGGCAACAGTCGAATACAAGGGGAGGTAACGAATACCATCAGGAGTCCTGACGCGCAGCACTTGCACGGGTCGAGCAGTTGCGCCACTTGTAGTGTCGGCAAGCAGTTTTCCCGTGCCTTTGGCTACACCAGCAAGCGTGAACAGGTTCCCGTCCGTGTCAAACGTAGCCTTGTCTGCTCCGTAACTGGACAAGTACATGAAGTTGGTTGCGGCAGCAGTCTTTGCGCCAGTAGGCATCCCAATCTCCAGATCAAGCGCAGCGTAGGTTCCCTGCGTGGTTGCGGCTGACATGACGATTTCGCCGGTAACACCTGCGGCAAGTCCGGTAACTCGTCCAGAAGCTCCGAATGCAAGGTATCCATAGCTGGCGGTCAGATATGCGCCAGCCGCTACGTTGACGTTTTGAATTGCCTGAATTGCAAAGCCTACGCCGCCAACGCCAGCAATGGTTTCCGTAGCAACAAAAGCGGCAGCGTCAGAGCTTCCGGTATTCGTGCTAGTGGAAGTGATTGATTGTGGAGAAGTCAGAGTGGTTGCACTCGTAACCGACAGGCTCTGGAATTCGGGATCAGCGTAAGCAACGCCAGTGGCGATTGAATTAGACATGATGTTCCTTAGTTAGTTTTCAATAAATGCAACGTCTTTCCACGACATGATAAGGTATTTTTTGCCATCTTCGTAGTAAGGCGTATAGCTTAGGTATTCATCGGAGGAAGTCCGTCCGATGGTTCCAAAATGGATGCGGTCTCCAGGTTTAACGGGCATTTGATCACGTCCACCGCGTTTGTTTGATTGACCGGGGCCAACAGCAACAACAATGCCACGATTAGGCTTTTCGGTCAGTACAACTTCAAGAATGTCTGACTTTACGCGGTCAAACGGTTCTACGAGGATTTTATCCCCCATCGGCATAAAGCTCATTTCGCCACCTTTGCAGGCCGACCGCGCTTTTTTCTGATTAAACCGACCAAAATTGGAGCAGGCTCTAAAAATGGCAAAACTTGTGGGGAAGGGAATTCTTTTGTGTCTACAATCAGGCGCGAGTATTCGCCGCACCAGTCCGTTTCGTGCTTGTTCTGCACGATGGGGTACCTGCGACAGTTGCCGATAATCAGATTGTTGCGATGAAAGCGACAAGTGAGGCAGCTTTCTGTTAAGTTTGCTTCAGCCATTCAGCGACTCCTGCTCGTTGCGCGGTTAGAATCCGGCTCGGTGTCTAGACCGAGCTGGGTTCGTTTATTTGTCTTGATCGTGCGGCATACGCTCATGGACATAACAAACCTTCTCGCTGCGTCCAGTGTTGAACTGGTTATCTGCGCCGGTCGCGTCTTTTTTTCCCATCGCTACGCCGCCGCGCATTTTTTCATGCCGTTCGCCTTTTTCGTCAGACGATGCAACGCCAGCGGGTTGTTTAACATTTGCTCCGTACATGATAGTTCCTCAGTTAAGTTTCAGTAAGTACAGCGTTTGATCTATCAACTCTTCGATGTTATCAATGAGTTGTTGCAATTCTGAGTCTTGCGGAAGGTGCTGCCGTGATTCCGCGACAAAATCCGATAGCCCTTCAAGATAGGTAATCGGGTCTGTTGCGGCGTGATAATCGGCAGGGAATTCGTTGATGTTGATCTGTTCGTATTTGCCCATAAATGCTTCGGCAAAATCGTCTGCAAGATCAATAATTTTTGAGTAGTATTTCCCAAGCGTTTTGTGCTGGGAATAGGAAGAAGTCGTCCAGTGCATAAGGTGAGCATTGGTCGATGAGTGCAGCAAAGCCAAGAGGAATGCGGCAGCTTCTTTTTCCATATTGCAATGGTTTTAGACTGTTTTTTCTGCTTTGTCAAATTTCAGCATTTCGGCTTGAGTTGCCATAATTCGGACTGTTGTAGCTACCCCTGCAACGTCCCGCACAATGGCGCGGCATCCCTGCCAATTCGCT